ACCGCGACCTGTGGCTGTTCAAGTTGGAGGGCACGCGCGAGATCCAGGCCAACGTGTTCAGCTACCCGTACGACTTTGAGGTGTGGGATAAACTGATGGCGTCCGACGTTCAGTTGCTGCGCGCCGAAGGCGCGGCGATTGAGCGCAAGCACCACAAGGACATCGCCGAGCTGGTCGGCGTGACCCGCCGCCGCATGAGGATCGGCGGGTACGACGTTCCGGTGGCGAACCTGCCGTACACGCTGTCCAGTGACGCCGGCCACCTGATGGGCAAGAACGAGCCCTTCGCTGCCTGCTACTGGGACACCCCCACCGGCCGCGTGTTCAGCCTGCGCAGCGCGCCCGATGCAGTTGACGTTTCGGAGGTCGCCAAGCAATACGGCGGTGGCGGGCACCGCAATGCCTCCGGCTTCACGATGCCTGTTGGCTGGGAGGGCGACGCATGACCACCATGACCCCCGAACAACTCCGCGCCGAGTGCGCGAGGCTGGCGGCATTGGCGGCGAAGGCGACGCCGGGGAAGTGGGCCGTCGCATGGCGCACGACCGTGCTGTGGGATGGCGGCGAGACGGTATGCAAGCGTCGTGATGCGGAGGACAACGCGGCGTTGTTCGCATCCGCCCCGGACGCCTACGCCGTCGCCGCCCAAGTCCCAGCTCTGCTGGACCGCATCGCGGAGTTGGAGCGGGACGCGGCGAGGTATCGGTGGCTGCGAGATTGTGGGCGAAAGCATTTTACGCCAGCGAGCAGCATCACTGAGCAGTGCGGGCAAGGCCCTTTCATTATGCAATTCCTGCCGGGCGTTCACTTGGTTCGGGTTTCTCTTTCTGGCGCTCATGCAGATGCCGCAATCGACGCCGCCATGCAGGCGCAGACGAAGGAGAGCGGGAAGTGAACACACAACCTAGTGTGGAAGATATGCTGCGGGAAGACATTGACGACCAGCGAGCCAAGGCGCGAGAGGCAGCGTCGCTCATATCCGAACTATATGCCCTTCGCGGCGAAGACCCCGAGACTGCGCGTTTGTGCAGTGCCGCGCTATTAAAACCGAAGGAGATTTGAAATGAATGATTCCGTTCAAAAAGAAACTGAGGCTAAGGGCACAAGTGTGTGCCGCTATTGCGGGAAAAATACGCCGCACCGACACGACTTCGACAGGGGGCGGGCAGCTATTTCGGCTGCGCTAGATATGCAGTTATTGGACAGACCAGATAGTGAAGCCGCGGCAGATTATCTGCGAACGTTTGCTCCCCCATACCCACAAATTTTGCCTGCCTTTAGCAACGCGGCGGAGCCTCCCCATGACTAACCCCACCGACAAGGAACTGCGCGAGGCGGCAGAGCGGGTGCAGGGATTTCCTGTTATTGCGGTCAAATACCCGCTAGCTCTATTGAAGTTTTGTGAGGATGCAAAACTACTCGCCGCCCACGCCCTGCGCCCGGCGCCAAAAATCTCGGACGGATACGTCAAAATCAGCGAGTGCGCGCTGGAGTCCATGATCGGTCGTGAGCGCATGGACCTGCTTCGAGCAGCGGCCTGCTATCCGATTGAGCGCCCGGCTCCCATTCCGCCGCCAATTCGCGGCAATGGCGCAGAGGACGATACGCCCGGCCTGCAAGCGCGGGTAAACCTGGCAGCAGATACCGCACGGCCCGCCGCGCCATTAGGTCGTGGGATTGACAAAGAGCAAGCAAAGCGTATTATTTCTCATATTAATGACCGCTGTAGTAAGAGTAAGCTAGCATCGCCATCAATCAATATCAGCAGGGACGGATGGCAGATGATTGTTCAACTCCTGGAGGATGCATGTACGAATCAATCTTGAATGAGTTGCTGGGCATGATGAAGGCTGATACGTTCAGCACCATGCCGACGAGTGTATGGCTTGAGCATCTGGAAAAGCGTATTGCTGAAGAACAAGACCTGATGGCGTATTTCTATAACAAGGAGAACCTGTAATGTCCCGATGCGTATGCTGCGACGCTTCACTGACGGAATGGGAGCTGCGACGTAAGGACAATCACGGACAGTTCAAAGACACCTGTTCTAAATGTCAGAAGTTTGTTGACTACTATGACCGTGATATGCCGGAGGATGATATTACTTTTATCCCTGAATATCAGCCAACACGCAGAAACAGCGATGAATATTGAAGAAATCGACAAGCAGATGGAAGCTGCTTGGGCCAGCTTCAGGCGACATTCATTGGAAGCGGAACGCCAAGAGAGTATTGCAAACATCTATCTGACACTCTACAATACGCTTGAAGGACAGCGCAACGCTTATGAAGATGATGGCAACGCTGATGGTGTTGTTCTTGATGCTCGCCCTGTTATTGTTCTGAAACGCAACGAGGAGTATTGAAATGGACCGTATGGACGATTATATCGAAGACGCAATGGATGAGTTTGTCACCAACCCCGATTTGTTTGTGGAGGCTCTGAGCCAGCAGCGCGACGAGAAGCTAGAGGCTCTCGGTCAAGCCCTGCGTGACGGCCGTAAGGACGATGTGTATACGATTCTGGAGGACATCATGGAAAACTATTTCCGTGAGAGGGCCTGGAAGAAGGCAGACGAGCGTATGCAGGATTATATGGCTGATGTTGCGGACCGCTGCTATGACATGCAGCGTGATCGGGACATGGGGATTTGAACATGAACGTGCCAGAGAAGCATCGTGCTGTGGCCCATGCGTGGGTGGATGGGGCGACGGTGGAAATACTTCATCGTAAGCCCGATGTTTGGCAGGAAACACCCTGGCTTTCTTGGGATGAAAGGAATGAGTACCGCATCAAGCCCAAGGCAAAGGTGAAGAAGTGGCGGTGGGTGATGAAGCAATCCAACGTCTATTGGATTACTGAATCGTATTACAGCAAGAAGGAAGATGTCGAACATGTTTGGGCTACTCCCGTGCAGCGGATTGATGAAACTGAAATTGAAGTTGACGAGTAGCCTAGTCGCATGCTAAACTATTCGTATGACAACAGGAGAACTTCCATTCTTTATTTATATATTTATATGTATTATTTAGTATAACATATCTTTTCTGAATGTCAATACACATGTCTAAATTCAAAGAGAAGAAAGTGTTTACCGATATTACTGTCGATCAAATCCAGGGGTTCCCTATCCGGGCTATCCCTGAGCGTGGACTCTCTGAAGAGACATGCCAGCATTTCGGTATTCGTTCAGAGTATTCGGAGGTGACGGGCACGGTGATTGCCCACTACTTCCCGCAGACCAAGGCGGGGAAGGTGGTTGGGTATGTCCGTCGTGACCTTCGTCGGTCCAAGAAGGATGGGTTTAGCACTGTCGGGCAGGTAGATATTCACTGCGATCTGTTCGGTCAGGCAGCCTGCTCTTCTGGCGGTAAGAAGCTGTTTATCGTGGAGGGGATGTACGATGCTCCCTCTGCTTGGCAGGCTCTGTGGGAGAATTGGGGCAAGGCGAATAACGTAAAGCCGAATGTCGTGTCCATCAGCCTTGGGGCAGGCAATGCAGCCAGCCACATCGCCAGCAACATTGAGTGGGTCAAGGGCTTCCAGATTCCCGTCCTGTGCTTCGATAATGACGAGGATGGGCGGGAGGGGGTTGGGCAGTGTTCCGTGCTTCTGGGGAATTTCCACGATGTCCTGCTGCCTGTCAAAGACCCTAATGAGCTTCTGCTCAAGGACAGCAAGCAGCTTCACAAGCTGTTGTCCTTCAGCAAGGAATATCAGCCGGAGTGCATCAATCCTGGTGGGGTGGATGTAGACACCATCCTGACCCCTATTCAGCCGGGCCTGCGTATTGAGGCATTCCCCCAGCTCATGAAGATGATGCGAGGGTTTCGCAAGGGGGAGCTTACTATCATCCTTGCCCCGCCGAAGTGCGGTAAGACCACGCTGTGTAAGGAAATCAACTACCACCTGCTGCTTCACAAGGAACCTACTGTCGGGTTCTATCTAGAGGAGGACAACAAGAAAACCACCCAGAGCTTTGTTGCCCGCCATGCCAAGATTCATCTGCCGGAATTTCGTGTCAATCCCAGCCGTCTGAGTCGGGAGTTTGTAGAGAATGTTAAACGGGATTTGCTTGATCCTGCTGTCGCTATGTTCGGCACTGCTGATAAGGGACATATTGGCCCCGACCAGCTTATGCAGTCGCTCCGGCATTGCTATGTCCGTGGCGCTAGGTTCGCTATTATTGACCATCTGTCTTACATCTTCAGCGGTATGAGCAGTACGAACGAGAGGCAGGATATTGATAAGCTGCTCACTGACCTAGCTGCCTTTGTCCGTGAGTCCGGGATGCACATTATTGCTGTCAGCCACATCAAGCGGCCTAATGTAACGCCGCCCAGAGACAAGGAGGGTAACATCCGATATCCGTTCTGGGTGGAGACGCAGGATACGGACGGTCGTGGGTCTGGTGCTTTCGAGCAGCTTTGCTGGAACATGATTGGCCTGAGCAAGCAGATTGAAGAGGACAAGCAATTGCGTTATACTAGGGTAGACCTACTACTTTCGCGCGAGTATGGCACGACGGGCAAGGGGGATGTTCTTGAGGTCAATCCCCATACAGGTATTCTGACGGCTGTTGAACGGGAGTTCTAATGGACAAGAAGCTGAAGGCTAAGTGGGTGAAGGCGCTGCGGTCGGGAAAATATGAGCAGGGAAAAGAGGTTCTTGTGGACAACAAGGGGAAGTATTGTTGCCTAGGTGTTCTATGCCATATTGCTAAATACCATTCAATTGACACCTCTCTGATTGTAGACAATAATTGGGATTGCGCTATTATCTCAGAAGAAGATCAATTGATTCTTTCAGCAGCAAACGACGAGCACGGCTGGACCTTCGATGAGATTGCTGATTATGTGGAAGTAATGCTCTGACGTGACTTTGTTAAAGATATGTTCAAAGTGTAAAGAAGAAAAACCAACTTCTGATTTCTATAGGCGAAATAGTTTGCGTGGCCGTACTCAGTTCGGGTTATCCGCTTTTAGAACTTGGTGCAAAGTGTGCTGTAAAACAAGCAATCTAAACACCTATCGAAGTATGACTCCGGCAGCTAGAGATAATAAGAAGCTCGCCAGTATGAAGTTCAGTCTTAAGAAGCATTACGGGTTGACTTTAGAGCAGTACAAAAAGATGGGAGACGATCAAGGCTGGGTGTGTGCTATATGCGGTCAGAAGGAAAGTTTGAACAGGATGCTTGCAGTTGACCATTGCCACACTACCAACGTCGTCAGGAAGTTGCTTTGTAATAGATGTAACACCACATTAGGTAAGGTTGAGGAATCTGCTGAGATACTATGCAAGATGATTCAGTACATCGAAAGTTTCTCTGGTTCGACATCGAAGCCAACGGGCTGACGCCTGACCTAATTCATTGCATTTCAATTGGAGACGACAATGGAATCGTTCTTTACGGCCCTTCAGAAATTAGCGAAGCTGTTCAGAGACTCAGTTCTGCTTCTGTGCTTTGCGGGCACGGCGTGCTGTCTTATGATCTTCCTGTACTCCGGCGCCTTGCTCAACTACGCTTCAGCGGGCGTGTTGTTGACACGCTTACCTGCACCTCGCTCCTCTGGCCCGATGCAGAAGGAGGTCACAGCCTTGAAGCCTGGGGAAAGCGCCTTGGAGTGTTCAAGGGAGATTACCAAGGACCGTGGGACGTATACTCTGAGCGAATGGGTGAATATTGTAAGCAAGACGTAGCCGTAACTATTCGCCTATGGCAGCACATCAAGAAAGAACTGGACAGCCACGACTGGAGCCGCGCTCTACGTCTTGAGCATCGCATCGCTGAAATCATGCACCAGCAGGCTGTAGACGGATGGAAGTTTGATGTAGAGAAAGCCAAGCAGCTTGTTGTTGATATTGATGTTGAAGTGGCAGCCATTGACTCACAGCTTGAGACGATTATTAATCGGAAATGCAAGAAGAAGGGGGCCACTGTTGAAGCGCCATTCAAGAAAGACGGAAAGCACAAAGCCATCGTCGTTGAACGATATGGAGAAGAGGGTTGTGCACATGTGGCTGGTCCGTATTCTCCTGTTGTGTTTGAGTTTCCTAATCTTAGCAGCCGCGATCAGCTAGCAGAGCTACTACAATCCTATGGCTGGAAACCCACGGAATACACGGAGACAGGCAAGCCCAAGGTCACGGAAGAAAGCCTTGAATCGGCAGTCGGAGAAGCTGGCAGTAAGATTGCAAAGCGATTCAAACTGCTTAAGCGCCGAAGTGAGATTGAGGGGTGGCTTGAGAATGTTAGGCCAGATGGACGGATTGAAGCGAGAGCTTTTCCTCAAGCGACACCTACCGGGAGAATGCGACATCGGAATGTAGTTAATGTCCCAAAGGCCCACCCTAAGATTCTCTACGGCCATGAATGCCGCAGTCTCTTTACGGTGGGAGATGGGAAGACGCTTGTTGGTGTTGATGCGTCGGGCCTTGAACTACGAATGCTCGCGCATTACATGGGAGATATGGCTTTCACGGAACAGATACTCCGAGGTGATGTGCACACATATAATCAAAATCTCGCTGGTCTAGAGACACGAGATCAGGCAAAGACGTTTATCTACGCTCTTCTTTACGGAGCCGGTGATGCAAAGATTGGGTCGGTGGTTGGCGGGACGAAGAAAGACGGGGCAATTTTACGGGGACGATTTCTGGACAATCTCCCTGCATATGCTACCCTACTTACAAAGGTTACGAGTGCGGCGTCGCGTGGATACCTACTTGGTTTGGACGGGAGGAAAATACCGATCCGTTCGGAACACGCCGCCCTTAACAGCCTGCTTCAGTGCGCTGGTTCCGTTGTTGTCAAAACAGCTACGGCGAGGATGCACCAGCTTTGGTTACGTGATGGAATATACGCCAAGCAGGTTGGGCACTTTCACGATGAGTGCCAGATTGAGGCTGACGCTTCGCAAGCAGAGGCTGCTGGGCAAGCGTTCATTGAGGGCTTGAAGTGGACTCAGGAGTATTACAAGCTGCGATGCCCATTAGACGGGGAGGTGAAGAGAGGGTTGACCTGGGCTATGACACACTAGATTTTTCATTCCGGTACTGATATAATATAGATACAATCACAAAAGGAGATTGCCTTCTAATGCAACCAAGCACGATTCGGCTCCCAGCCTCCCTCACTGTGCTGGATGAGACAGCCGACATTGAAGTGTTGGTGTATTATGTACAGTATGAGGACGGGGAAGTTGATGTGCTGCATGTGGAGCTAGACGACGATGACGTAACGAATTTCTTCACCACAGATCAAATTGTAGCATTGGAAGACAGGATTAAAGAAGGAGTAGATGAATGATTTTTGATGTTCGTAAACCCTATCCAAAGGATATTACAGGATTTTCATGGGACGACAGTGGAGATTATCTCACTGTAAAGCACGGCATTGTTGAATTATATAGTGAGTGTGGAGAACATATCGCCAGTCTTACTACAGTTGAAGATATCGAGAATTTTATCACAGCCCTTCGACGGGCAGTAGAGGACAATAAGTAATGGATTTTGTACAGGGCGTAATTGAGAAGATTCAAACTAAGGAAATCCCCGCTGACCAGTGGGGCAATACTTGGCAGCGTAGCCTCAAGATTAACGGTGATTTCTTCGGTGTTGGTAAGGGTAAGAAGCCTGTTGTCAGCGTCAAGCATGGCCAGGAGTGGGTGGACCTGAAGGAAGGTATGACGGTGAAGTTCATGGTGAAGAGCCGTGAATATCAGGGCAAGACCTTCTATGACAAGGAAGGCAACATCACCATCCTGAAGGGCAGTAGCGGTGCTGTTTCTCCGCCTGCTGCTGGGGACAGTGTTAAGGCGGCACCTGCTGCCCGTGCCAGTTACGGAAGCGGCGACAAGGGAATTAAGATTGGCCATGCACTGACCAATGCTGTACAGCTTTTCGTTGCAGGTAAGATTGATAACGTAGAGGATGCAGCGTGGGAAATTCTGAAGTTGTCCGAGAAAATGAACGTGGAGTACGAGAGCCGGATGAGCGGAGCCGCCGCCGAGACGGGCGAATCAAAGCCCGCGACGCCAAAGGCTTCCGCAAGCCGGGGTGCCACTTCAGCGAGTTCTATCAGCACTGCCTCTCGGAAGCCTGCCGCTGCGACGAAGAATCAGGACGATGACTTCCCAGACACAGAACCATTTTGATGTCGAAGGTCTGTTTCAAGTGCGGGGAAGAGAAAGACATCTCTTATTTTTATGCTCACAGCATGATGGCGGATGGGCATCTTAATAAGTGTAAAGAGTGCTGCAAAATCGACATCAAACAAAACAGAGAGAAGAAAAAAGAATACTATATACGCTACGACAAAGAAAGGGCATTGACTCCAGAAAGAAAAGCCCTCAAGAAGAGGGTGTCTAAAGCGTATAAAGAAAACTTCCCAAGAAAAAAGAAAGCCCACGCTATGATTTCTAATAGCATTAGAGATGGGAAATTGTTTAGAAAACCGTGCGAAGAGTGTGGGGAAGCGAGAAGCCACGCCCATCACGATGATTATGCTAAACCGTTGGAGGTTCGGTGGTTGTGTTCTAAACACCATAGAGATTGGCATAAAGCTAACGGGGAGGCATTAAATGCAAAATAACCAATGGAGATAAACATGACTGACGAAAACAAGCCTGTTGACAATGAAGCGCCGTATGGCCGTAAGAAGGATGGCACTCCTGCCAAGAAGCGGGGCCGTAAGCCTAAGCAGGAAGCTGTAACGCAGTGACGGTCCTAATCGACGCGGACACTCTATGCTACTCAATAGGATTTGGGTGCCAGAAGACAGAGGAAGACGGGTCGGTGACGCTGGCAGAGCCGTGGGTGATGAACTCACGGCTCGATCAGGCTGTAAACGGTATTGTGGAAGGTAGCAGGCGAAAAGACTACCGACTCTACCTCACCGGCTCTGGCAACTTCAGGCACGACGTAGCAAAGATTAAGCCCTATAAGGCCAATCGTACAGCAGCTAAGCCTCACTATTACGAAGCTGCTCGTGATCGTCTCATCAAGCTCTGGGGGGCCTACGTTGTAGATGGAATGGAGGCAGATGACGCTGTAAGCATTGATGCCCGACGTATTGAGAATGCTGTTGTAGCCCACATCGACAAAGACCTGAATCAGATTCCAGGCAAGCATTACAACTACAGGCAGAAGCGTCGCTACACTGTCAGTCCTGACAGAGCTAATTGCTGGTTTTGGATTCAATGCCTGACGGGAGATGTAACAGACAACATCCCCTCGCTGTGGGAAGCCAAGGGCAGGAAGGGAACTAAGTGGGGGCCGGTACGTTCCAAGCGTCTGCTGCTGCCGTTGAAGCCTGAGAAGCGTAAGGAAGTGGTGAGAGAGATGTATGCAGACGATGCGCTGTTGACGGAAGTAGCTTCCCTTGTTTACCTTCTCCGCAAGCCAGAAGAAAGGTTTAATCTAGATGATTACAGACTCTGAGAAGAAATACATTGAAGACCTGACAGAAGGAGAGCTTGAGGATTGTGTCAGGAAGTGCATCCTCCCAGACGAAAGCCCCTTCACTCTGTCTAAGGCAATGCTTGAATACGCTGGGTTGGTTTACAGTTGTAAACTGAAGATGCAGCATATGGGATGGGGCGATTGAAGCGTGTTAGGGTTGCAAAAACCAGGGGAGATGGGACGTACACAGAAGCAGCTTTCTGGGGGTTTGTCCGATCAGGACTAAGGGCTAAGTATCAGCGATGGAAGCCTCGCTATTCTGCTCTCAAGGATGCCAGGCGGAAATACACAGGCCCTAACATCAAGCAGAAATGGGAATTCCTATGTGCTGTTTGTAAGCAATGGCACATGCAGAAGAATGTTGAAGTGGATCACATTGTTCCCTGCGGCAGCCTCAAGTCATACGCTGATTTGCCGGGGTTTGTAGAGCGTCTGTTCTGCGAGAAAGAAGGGCTTCGTGTTGTCTGTAAGCCCTGCCACAAGGAAATTACAGCGGAGAGTCGGAGTGGATGAACAAGAATATCAACTGTTAGCATCGGCCTGTAGCTCTCTGTTCCTGCTGCTGTCAGCCAAGATGCAGAGTCAGGAGATGATTATCCCTATTACAGCAACACACGGATTGAGTGTTTCTATTGTTGATTTACCTGAAGACATCAGGGAGAAAGAGCATTGAAAATCCTCTGTGCGGATATTGAGACAAAGCCGCATACAGCCTATCTGTGGGACCTGAAGAAGCAATACATCCCTGTTGACAGGCTGATTGAAACAGGCGGCTTGCTGTGTGCCTCTTGGAAGTGGCATAACGAAGACAAGCTGCATTTCGCATCGGAGTGGGACGATGGGCATGTTGGTATGATGGCCCGTATCCACGATGCTATTGACGAGGCTGATGCTGTCGTCACCTACAACGGCAAGAAATTTGATGAGCCTATCCTGCGTCAAGAGTTTCTGAAGTATGGGATGCCTCCTCCGTCTCCCGTAAAGAGTATTGATCTTTACCAGACTGTCCGCCGTCAGTTCCGCTTTGCCAGCAACAAGCTGGACCATGTGTGCCAGCAGCTCGGTCTAGGCTCTAAGGTGAAGCATGAGGGCATGGAGCTGTGGGTAAAGGTGATGGCTGGCGACAAGATTGCACGGCGTAAGATGACGGAGTATAATAAAGGAGACGTAGTGCTGCTGGAAAAGCTATATGACTATCTACGTCCCTGGATTCAAGGCCACCCCAACTATACTACATTCACTGAAGAACACGCTGCTGTTTGCTCTACTTGTGGTAGTAGTCACCTTCAGCGCCGGGGCTTTGCCGTCACACGGTCTGTACGTTACAAGCGATATCAGTGTCAGGACTGTGGAACGTGGGGGCGGGAACGGGTTGCTGAGAAAGAAAAACCTTTGATTGTAGGAGTGGAATGATGTCTTGTAACAAGCACGATGAAGAGACGGAAAAGCAGGAGCTGGAGGAGCAGTGTAGTGTTCATCTGTACAATGTCCGTGTCAAAGGCACTAGCCGCATTGACATCATCGGAATGAACGGACCCACTGGCGACCACTACGACAGCAGCGATAACTCAGACAGCAATGAGTAATCCCCCTAAGCATTATCAGATTTGCGGGCTTGAGTGCATTGATATTATTGACGATGTCCTCAAGAAGTGGGAGGCTAAGCAGCCTGTGAATAGCAGCTTCGGCTTCCGGATGGGGAATGTCATCAAATACATTCTCCGTGCTCCTGAGAAGAATAGCTGGGAGGATTTGAAGAAGGCCAGGAATTACATCAATTTGATTCTTGCTGAACAGGATGAGATTGGTAAGGATACGTTTGAGGAAGAAGTGACGCAGGTTCCATATTATGAGTCTGCGCGAATAACTCCTAAATACTTCAAGCCCTTCCCCGATCCTGATGCCAGTGTCTATGTTTATTTAGCTGGACAAAAAGACAAGCGAGGCCCCTTCCTTGCAGGCGATTTGAAGTGGGTTGGAAATGACAGAAGTCTGCAAGGTGAGATTGTTGATTGGGAATACGCCTAGACAATAATTAGTAGGTGTGGTATAATATAGGTCCAACAGCATTATTTACAGCCCCTCTTCGGAGGGGTTTTCTGTCTAAGGAGATGTATGGAAGACTATTCCCGCTATATTGCAGCCTCCCGCTACGCCCGTTTTGACGACGAGAAGGGGCGTCGTGAATCATGGGAAGAAACTGTTAATCGTCTGATTGGGTTTTGGAAAGAACATCTGCCTGAGATAAACGACAAAACTCTCAATCTAATTGGCGAGTCTATTAAGAGTCATGAAATCATGCCGTCAATGCGTACGTTGATGACGGCTGGTGAGGCCCTGAAGCGGGACAACGTAGCTGCTTTCAATTGCTCTTATACGGTGATTGAGTCGCTGCGAGATTTTGATGAAATCCTCTATGTCCTAATGTGCGGCACGGGTGTTGGCTTCAGCGTAGAGAGCCGCTACACCAATCAGCTTCCCTCCCTGCCCGATGAATTCCATCGCACCGACAGCACCATTGTTGTAGCTGACAGCAAAATTGGGTGGGCCTCTGCCTTCCGTGAACTGCTGTCTATGCTGTGGGCCGGTAAGATTCCGAAGTGGGATACTAGCAAGGTGCGTCCTGCTGGTGCTCGTCTGAAGACGTTTGGCGGCCGTGCCTCTGGCCCCGGCCCCCTGAACGACCTGTTTAATTTCACTGTGAACATGGTCCTTAACGCTGTTGGCCGTAAGCTGCGCCCTGTTGAATGTCACGATTTGGTTTGCAAGATTGCTGAGATTGTTGTTGTCGGCGGCGTCCGTCGCTCTGCCCTCATCAGTCTCTCTGATCTTAATGATGAAGAGATGCGGATGTGCAAGAGCGGTACTTGGTGGAAGACGCACCCTCACCGTGCCCTTGCCAACAACAGCGCCGTGTACGAGAGTAAGCCCGGCTTCCCTACGTTCATGAATGAATGGAAGAGCCTGTACGAATCGTACAGCGGTGAGCGTGGTATTTTTAATCGTCAGGCCAGTAAGAATGCTGCTGCCAAGAACGGCCGTCGTGACACTGACTATGAATTCGGAACCAACCCTTGCAGCGAGATCATTCTCCGACCGCATCAGTTCTGCAATCTGAGCGAAGTTGTTGTTCGCTCTACGGATGACTTGAATGACCTGTGCGCGAAGGTAGAGATTGCCACGATTCTTGGCACGCTTCAGAGTACGCTTACTAATTTCCGCTATCTCCGCAAGCAATGGCAGCGTAATACGGAAGAGGAGCGGCTGCTGGGGGTTAGTCTCACCGGCATCTGCGATCACAATGTACTCAACAATCCTAAGCACCCTCAGCATGTCTCCTGGCTGAAGGAAATGGAGGAGACTGCTGTTATTACGAACAGCAAATGGGCGTCAATGCTTGGCATTCCAGCCAGCACTGCAATTACCTGCGTGAAGCCTTCCGGCACCGTTAGCCAGCTTGTGAACAGCGCCAGCGGTATCCACCCTCGCTACTCTCCGTACTACCTGCGTTCTGTCCGTAACGACATCAAAGACCCTATCTGCCAATTTCTGATTGACCAAGGGATTCCACACGAGCCTTGCGTCAATAAGCCTGACAGTCAGATGGTGTTCTATTTCCCGCAGAAGGCACCGCTCGGCGCGCTGTGTACCAAGGATGTTACGGCCATTGACCAGATGAATCTGTGGCTGTCCTATCAGGCCAATTGGTGTGAACACAAGCCGTCCATCACTGTGTTCTATAAGGACGATGAGTTCCTACAGCTTGGTCAGTTTGTGTGGGACCACTTTGATGAACTTAGTGGTGTTAGCTTCCTGCCACGAGATGACCACAGTTATAAGCAGGCGCCGTATCAGGCCATCACGGAAGAGCAGTATGAGGAGTGGTTGAAGAAAATGCCAAAGGCTCTGGACTGGTCTGTGCTCCCGCTGTATGACAAGGGGCAGGACAATACGGAAGGTGTACAGACGTTGGCCTGTACAGGAGGTAATTGCGAGCTGTAAAAAGAAAGGCCCCTTAATTGGGGCCTTTTTCACTTCTTGCTTCTGTTATAAGATCGGCTAGTGACACGCAGATTCGACCTTCTCCCGTCCCGGGGCCGCCCATTTACATGATCGACATCACGCCCATCTCCTTTGTGAACACGCCCCTCTTTCTCAAGCTGACGCCTAGCCTTGTTCCGTGAAGCCCTATCCTTCTTACTCTTCGTGGACGAGTGCCACATGTCGTATTCACGACGGTAGTTACGAGATTTAGCCATTACGCTTTCCCCATCGTCTGTTTGAAAGCCTGCCACAGAATACCCACAGCAAGGGCTACACCAGACAGCCACTTGACGAAGGCGACTACACCTTGAGAGGTGCGCCAAGCTACCACCAAATCCTGAATGTCATTACGAAGCTCAGCAATCTCAGCCTTCATATCTGTGACATCTCGCTGTAGATTGACGACATCAATCCTTCGTTCAAGTTCTTCACTCATTAGAATTATCCTTATACACGACGTTCAAAATGCGGTGCATCAATAAACTTACTGCGGCCAGCTTCCACCTCTCCTCTCCATGACCCGCCCCAGCGATTCTTAGGGGACAGAGACTCCCAGTAATCACCGAGAGGCTCAATCTGGTCACGAGTACACAGCTTCCCATCCTTGAACACATTAAGATCAATAGCAGCACGCTTGAGGTGCATACTGTTCATGGTCTTGCTGCGCCCCGTCTTCATGTAGATTTCCTGCTGCTCTACAGTGCGGGAAAGCTCACCTCCCGTCAGGACGTAGCCCTTCTCTTGAGCAAATGCGATGAGCTTGGTGAGGTCTTGCAGGAATAGCCATTGCTCTGCTACGAGGCTCACTTGCTCTTCTCCTTCATCTGCTCACTCTTCTCCTTGCTGCCACGGCTGGAGCCAAACTCAAAGCTGTAGACATCCTTCACCAAGCCGGCAATAACACCAGCAAAGAAAATAACGAGGTCACGCTGAGGCTGTTCAAGCGTAGTGAAATGAGCAAGGAAGATGGAGACAATCAGAGCGGCCACAGCACCGTAAGCAAGGATATCACCCCGCAAATTATGCTTACCTGCCTTGACGTATTCTACATCCCTGGCTCTGGCGTCCTGCCTGTCCTCTAGATAAGCCTTCTCCATCTCATGGTCTAGCTTATTCTCTTCCAGACGAATACGCTGAAGCTCCTCCTCATGCTCTAGCTGGAATTGCTGGAGGGAAGCAAGCTCTTGGGGAGTAAGCTGAGCTTTGTCGATATCAACCCCTGTCTTTTCCTTAAGCCATTGCTTTCCTTTCACAAGGCCAGCGTTAGCCAGAAGAGAGAGGCCGGATTGCAGCAGCGTAGCGACGAAGGGGGCCATTGGTTTATGAAATTTTGTATGTGAAAGTTTCCGTGCCAGCCGCCGGCGCCGGCACGCTTCGGGAGGCGGACGCCCTCGATGTAGATCGCGAGGCCGCAGCCATCGCGGCCAGGCCAAAGTCGGTGTGAATTGTGCGGTAGGTAGGCATTGGCAGTTTCCGATCGAACCAAGTCACTTCCATCGACCTATTGCAAAAACGCTGACGCCATATGTCTGTGCAACTGACGCGATCATGTCCAAACGAATCTGCGTCGTCGTGCTGGAAACCTCAAGCTGATCCACGTTGTAGGCGCCCGTGCTGTTGGCGCTGTTGACTTGAGCAACAATACGAGGGGCGCTTGCCCAAGCCACATTGGATGAATAGTTAACGGTCGTGGTGGTCAGGGTAGCGGGGGTTGCGATAACAGCCGAAACTGTTGCCGTCATAATCGCCGTTCCATCAGGGAATCTGATTTGATCCTGAGTCCCAGAGAAAAGACGAATGTCGTCCGCCACAATGCCACTAGATTGCTCTAGCCGTTTGGCGGGCGTGCTGACCAAGCTCACCGTGCCAATCGCTCCGCTGGTCCCGCCAGTTACCACGTCGGTAGCGACAAAAGTTCCGGTAACGCTGGATAGAAGCAGAATCTCCGACGTGTTCGACAGATTCTTAACGACAGCCCGCACAACGGCACTCTTGCCTCCAGAAGCCGTAACCGTCTCGCCCGCTACATAGGTCCCGGAAGTCATGGTGAGTTGCAGCGCGCCGGCATCGAGGTCGTCGTAGCGGACGTTGGCGGTTTGAATCTCCGTTGCCGAAACCTGAATATTCGCCTGCCCGCTGTACCGAACAACACCATTCGTGAATTTACCGCGAACAGAACTATCGCTAACGCTGATCCCATACCGCCCTGCGTTTTTGATTGAGAAGTTGTCGATGGTCAGGTCAACCGTAGAAGCAGAAACTTTAATACCGTCAACAAAAGCACCGTCTACCACGATGTTCGAGGCCACCGAACCGGACGCCGGGAAGCTGGGATGCCCGAAATTGACTCCGTGATTCTCGCGTGTGTTTGTGGTGATGACGTTGTCCAGCGTGCCGTCGATGACATCAAAGCCGACGCCGGAGGCTCCGGCATTGTCCACAGAAGCGCGTAGCAGCTTTGACCGATTTCCCTTGACTTGGATACCTGAGTATTCCGTGACTAACGTGCCCTGAGCATGTCCGAGCGACGCTTCAGAGTCATCGCACTCCTCAAGATAAATACCCTCACGACCCCAGCCCTCAAGCATTCCGATGTTCACCTCAGAATCGTGGCAGCGGTAGAGGTAAATCGCGCCGCTCGACGCATTGCGAATACCGTCTACGGACGGCATGGCAGCTCCGCTAGCGATGTAATGATCGTGCGCATGGCGGACATTCACAAGCGCACCAATGCAATTCGTTAAATAGACAAGATGCGTGCCGATGGATCCAGACTGGCCCGCATAGTTCCCGTCGATTTCGCGGATTTTCACAACAAGGTTGGATTTCCCAGCGCCGTAAAGCAAACGGTCGAAGTCGGAACAGCCCGCAGGCAACTTTAGCGCGCCATCGCAGACTACTTCGGTGTTATCCAATAGCTCAAGATTCTTTGCCGTGATTGTCAGCCCGCTGGGGATTCGCAGACGATTCAAGGTCGAAATCATCGTTGCGCAGATAGTAGACTCGTTGCCGCTGCCCGTGGCGCCGAAATGACGAACATTTAGGCCGTCTACATCTATGCGGTGGAACCGGCCAGCACCCATGCCGGTAGCCGTGAACACCGTCCCGCCGTTGTGCGTCGCGGCGCTGCTGGCGCGGTAGATGAACTCGCCGCCGCCACCGTCCGGCGTCATGCTCACGGCCGTGGTGTAGTAGCCGGTGACGCTGATGCGCGTGCCGCCGCGCAGGCCCGTCAGCGCCTGCATCTCCGCGATGTTCTCGACGCGACGAACTGCGTTATTAACGAGGTCCACGCCCTTGCCGCTGGCGTTGCTGGCAAGGTCAATACGAAGCTGCGTATCTACAATATTACCGTTAGGACCACGGCCAATGTCCACCAACACACGGCTGTCTGACAGCAGGGGCGGGAACGTAACAGTGTAGGGCGGGGTAGCTACAATATTCTCTTCCCGAACACCGTTGATGTAGACATGAACAGTATGATCGGCAAGGAAAGGCTGACTAATAGTGACAGACGTTTGTCCTGCCAGCTTGTCAAAACCCTCAGACAATACGAAATTAGCAGCAGCGGCAGGGACGCCACTATTACTAACATACTTCTGAATTAACTTTAGAACCTCATCCTTATTCAAGGTGGGGCTGGACTCAATTTTCTTCCGCATCTGAGACTTAATGCGCTCCATCACCGACTGCTTGTCAGTGAAGTCAGCATTCTGGCTAGATGTAGCTTGTTCCGGAGGACCGAAGTCAGGGCTTGCAAAATCAATATCATCCATGTTATAATGGCCTTTAAGTGTATCTCTATTATACTATACAATTAGACTATTGTCAATTATCTACTCAGGCGCCCACACAATTGAAAGCTGAACTTCATGGTCTGTGAATTCAATTAAATGAGCTTCTATTGCATATGCAGTAGCTGCGCTGCCATACCCGAAAACAACACCGCAATGTCTGCATTTGTATAGGTGCCTAATCACAAGACAATCTCCACGCTTCTGACTAAAGTAAACGTAGGTGTTCCTGTATTATTAATTGTAACAAGCCTTCCGTTATGTCCAGGTGGAAATAAGTGGACTAAAGTCGCTTCTGTTGTTGAAGTGATCGCAACACCCACAACCACCGTACCTGTGTTTCCATTTCTTGTGCTGCAAATCAAAGTTGTTGGGGTGGCATTTGTGTCGCTTCTCAGCTCACAAGTTCCATCATTCCCTGTACTTACATTAATAGGGCTGGAGATTCTTACTGTGTATATTCCGAGGACAGGGCGAGTTGTACTAGGCGTGAAGTTAGAGTTAAGAGTTCTTGATGGGGTTGTTATTGAACCCGCTGATAAATTAGCACCTAATGTGTCTATATGTCGTGTTCTGTTCGCAACGACATGGACTGTCCCTGTAGATGCGTTAATTGCTCCGGCAAATCCAACAGCAACGGCTATGTTTGGTCTATCAGGCCGTGTATTAGTAAGACGCCCGGACATCGTTGCTGACAAATAGAGAGGTGCGCCAGCACTAAAACCAGATGTGTCAATGTTTCTGACGGTTCCGTTCAGAGTCACAAACCCTTCAGTGCCGTTAGGAAAAGAGTGGGTTGTAAGGCCAATGGCTAAACTCGTAGTCGCTGCATCTGCCCTAGCTTCCGCGATAGTCGGACGACCGGAAGTATTGTCATACCCACTAATGTAAACGCAGCGACCGTCTGCTATCGTAGAGCCTGTCGTATTGATGACACGCATGTAGTTTTCTTGCCCTATTTGAAGGACATTACCACTGACATCCGCCATAAAAGCAAGCGCCCTGTCAGTAGTGTCATAGAATAATGTCCCTTCAGCGTGGGTTGGGGTTGAAGCATCTGTCCTGAATCTCAGAAGGCGTTCAATCCAGCTACGGAAAAGACTAGGACTATTACGAGCCATTAGGTAGTAATCTCCTGCTGAGCGACAGTGACACTACCTGCGGAGACAATCCCGTACATAATGCCAGTGAAATTAACCTCCTCGTAAACATCTCCCGGACCAAGCTCAATAGGAGCATTGGCAGTGGTGATGGCGTTGCTGTAGCCAAGAAACACAGACGTTACAGCGCTTGTGTTTCGGACAACCAACTTGACGCGAGCGGCAGCAGCGGCTTTGATTACTGTTGCTGTCGTAGTAACGGAAACAGTGCCGGGAGCAGCAGCCGTAGCGCCTTTCGTGCTTGGGAAATTAGCTATACTGATGGTTTCGAGAGCGGCTAAGGACGCAGCGTCTAGTGCTACAGTTTGTGTTCCACTAGTCCCTGACGCAATCTGAGCCAGGTAATCAATAGCTACCTGCGGCATACCGCCACCGCCACCAGCAGCCATACCGAGGATGGACTTTAGCTTGGTGAACTGTGCAGCTAATTCAGCAATCTGGGAGTCATCAATACGAGCAATCACTTCCTTGACGACAGGAATTTCCTTGACGATCTCCTGGATTACAGGTTTGTCTACAGGCACCAGCTTCTCCGTCACCACCTGCTTCTCTACAATCTTTTCGACAGGGATTTCAACTGTTCGGATACGGCCTACAATACGGCGATTAGCCATTAGTCAGCCTCCACTAGCTTACCTGCAACATCCTTCCAATATCGTCCCTTCTCATCCATGAAAACGGCTTCAGGCTTTTCCCCAACAATCTTGGTTAAATACCCCTTAGTCTCGTCAGGTAGATGCTGCTCCCACTGATCGCCTCGCTTGTCGAGCAGCTTAGACAGATTGGTGGGGCCCCAATTATAAGCAGCCAGGGCCTTACGAATATCCCCGTCAAATCGGTCCATCAGTCCCTTCAGGTATTTAGCAGCATAAGGAACAGCTTCTGTTGGGTTGGTGGGGTCTTTGATTTCAGGGTGATGCTTGGGAATCACCTGCATTAACCCCTCAGCCCCAGCCTTGGACTTAGCCGCAGGATTGAAGCTAGATTCCGTTTGAGCCTGCTTCAACAGCAAACCGACATCAATCCCTGTGTCCTTGGCAGCCTGCTCAAACAGCGGCAAATAAGGCTTGGCCTTGTCGGCATTAACCCCTTCAGGAATCTTAGGAGCAGACATAGCATCTGCGACAGGGCCAAGAGCCTGCTTGACGTATGGATTCTTGGCAGCCTCCTTGTATCCAGCCAGATCGAAGATGGACTTTTTAGGCTTGGTCTTCCCGGACATGCGATCAAGGAACGGCATTACTGCGCTCCAATCTCAGCAGCAAAGCGATTGGCAGTAGCAGGAATATCAGCCTGACGAGCAAACGACACAATACGAACAAGGCTATTCAGATTGTTCTGCACCGTACGCAGAGCGGGGTCAAGAGGCAGGCCGTCATTACGGACAATACGCAAGCCACCATTATCCACAACCAGCTTGGAAGGAATCTTCTTCTGATATTCCTTATACGAATTGACAAGCTGAGAATACTGATTCTCAAAGAACACATCGGCTTCAGGACTGTTGTAGAGCTGTTCCACATGCCCCTGGCTGGTGGCGACATTGAAGAAGTCTTTCGTCGACATGACATCAAGGAATGCCGTACCATCCTGAATCGTACGAGCCTTGGTCATAATCTCAGGAATGGCTGAAGGCAGTTCATCGGTTTTGATGGTCTTGCCCTGCTGATCCTTGTAGAAGGAGAGCAGATTGCGGACAGCCTTGTGAAAGGCAGGGCTGGAAGCCTGCACCGTAGCCAGAGGACGATTAATAGGCTGTAGCTTCCCCGCCGCGCTCAGGGCAGTGGTCAGCACGCCCATCGTCTCCACAAGCTCTGTCTTCTGACGGTCGGGCAGATATTGACCCAGATTCCGCATGATGCCTTGGACAGTGACATACTGAGGATCATTCAACATCAGGCCAAGCTCAGCCGTAGCACGGCGGCTGTTGATGTCATTCTCCAAATCCTTAGCACCCGTCGTACCACTCACCACTTCCATCAGGCGATTGACTTCCTGATCGACAATAGAATAGGCAGCATAGCCCTTAGCCTGATCGCCAACAGCATTGGCAAAACGGCCCTTACGAGCAACATATTCCTGCTGAATCGCCTGGCGAATAGACTCCTTGTCATCCCCCTGCTGCATAAGCTGAAGGGCCATCTGCTGCATGTCCGAGATGTCGTTGCTGAGCTGCTGGTAGCCCGTCCCACTGTTCAGATACCAAGCACCGCTAGCCGCTGCATCTGCATTGCTGGCCTTCTCCATCGTGGACATACGAGCCGTAACAGCCTCCGCAGCACGGGCAGAAAGAGCCACGCTCCAGGCGTTAGGGTTCTCCGTCTTATAGCGTTCAACGCTGTCCTTGTCCGTAGGAATCTGCACACCAATATATTTATAGATGTCCTCAGCATCCTTCTTAGCCTGAGCTTCCATACCCTCGTCTGCGGCTTTACGCATAGCGCCAATGAGCGGGAGGCGATCTTGGAAATGAGAGACGGCAGCAGACAGAGCCTCCGGCCGATTGGAGAACTGCTGACGAAGCGTAGTGATGGCCCACATTTGATAGGCTTCACTCGACATCTTACCCTGCTGCCCCATCAAATTCAGCTTGCGCTCAAGCTGGTCAAGCTCGTCCGTCAGAGCCTGATTCTGCTCAAGCGACAGTTCAATACGGCCAGCAGAGAAGTCGTCGTAAGTGTTACGAATCTGCTCAGCGCGGGCCTGAGAGGTAATAAGCTCATCTACAGTTGCCTGAGCTTCTAGCTTGAGAGCGTCTTTTTCAGCCTTAGACTGATTCTGTTTATACTCAATATACTGATCGGTTGCCCAGCCAGTGAGATTAGTAATAGGAGACAGATCACGGGGGCGCTGCATGGTCCCTGTGTAAGCGCCAACACTGCCAATATTGGATTCAAAGTTAGCCATCTAGTTCTTCCTGCTCCAGAGCATCATTAATCATATCAATAGTACGGTCCTTCATATCGCTTTCCGGCAGGACACGCTTGAGCCATTCACGCATGTTGCTGGTCGGATGGGCACGGCCTTCCTGCATCAGTTCTACATAGCGCAGGGCTTTGGAATAGAGCGACTTGTCTTCCATGCCCCGAATCAGCTTGGTGCGAACACGCTCAAGGAAACGCTCCTTCTCCAGCTCCGACATGCCTTCCAAGGTCATCTGCTTGATGGCAAGCAAAGCCTCAATCCTATCGACATCCATCGACTGCTTTGCATCCACAGACAGCGTACGGTCAATCATCTGGTAGTATTCGTCAGCAGCCGCTTCCGCCTTGCCCAACATACCACCTGCCGTAGAAGGCTCCTGATAAGGCCCGTACAGTTCTTCCTGAATACGCTGAGCAGACAGGGCATCATAAGTCGAGAAGCCGGTGAGCTGGGCAATAACATGACCAAGCTCAGCCTGACCAATCTCATCCATCTTGCCGTTCACAACAATACGATCAGCACCGGCCGCTGCATACAGCTTCAGGGTCTTACCGATGAACGGGACCATACGGCCAAGAGCTACGGCGTAGCGGCCTTCACCCAACACATCCTTAGATTCGTCAGAGGCGATAAACCACATATCCTTGGCGAGATTGAACGTGCTGTCAGCAAAGCCTGTAGCCGGGAAGTCCGTAAGGATGTTGGCGCCAGTCTGCTTGACACGGCCCCAATCCGTTGAAATTCCTGCTGCAATTAAATCTGCCGTACCGCCAACAAGGCTAGAAACAGGGCTTGCACGATAGCTGATTGCCATGTCACCTGCGTCAAAAGGTTGATCGCTCAGGGTAAAAGCATGGCTACGCCACAGCAGGTATTCCACCAAGCCGCCAGTGAGGACGCGGCGGGTGTCGTCAGACAGCGGGGTTCCGGTGTTGTTAGCCCAGATTTCATTCACCTGATCCGTCAGCATGTCAGCATTCTTGTAGAACGCGCCGGCACCAAAACCACCCACCATCAGCATCCACAGCTTAACCGTTTCCAATTTGGAAAAGCTATTGTCAAGACCCAGCATGGCCTGAGCGTATTTAATAGGCCAGCTAGAATACTTCGTAAGCAGAGCGGCAAGACCTGTGTATCCGCCAATCTGCCCAGCCCGCGTCTCACTCAGGTTATACTCCTCCATCAGAGCAATAACCTTAGGATCATCAGCCTCCGTAAGCTGCTTGATTCCGTTTGCCTTCATATACTGATTGCGGGCAAACAGATAGGCATTAATCTTGTTGATGCTCGACGGAACCTCAATACCCCCGAAACGCATGATGTCGGCGATGGTAGCAGGAGCGCGGCCAGCAGCCTCCGCAGCCTTGCCAAAGGCCCCAGGAGCGCGACCAACAGCCGTTACGTTAGCCCAGAAATTGATGCTCGTATCAGCAAGCATAACAGCGGCATCAACAGACTCCAGTACGCCCGACCGCTCAACATCCTTCCACACCTGAGCGCCACGACTGAAATTGCTCTTGCTGACGTTAAACGACTTACCCGTAACACCAGCCATCACCTGCACAAAATCAGCGTGGTAATTGCCGGAGAAGAAATACCGCATACCACGATTCTTGGACAGGCCAATCAGATAGGTGGAGACAAGTTCTGGTGCCCAGCGATAGAACATCTGACCGCCAAGCTGGAATAGTGTAGCGCCACGATTGAACGGACCAACAAACCAATCAGCCGAATCAGCATTACGGATGTTCACCCCAATCTTACGCAGACTAGCAGACGTAGTTTTAATGACACGGGCAGGGAGTCGCTTAGCCGTCTGATTGGCAAGGCCGGTGAGGACGCTGCCAATGAACATATTGATGCGACGAACAGCCTCATCAAACATTTCAGGCGTCGTGCCGGCAATGCGGTTGATGTGGGAATGCCACTGCTTTGCATCAGCCAGTTCTTTGTTAAACTGCTCCTGAGTTCCAGGATAATTCAGCGGACGCTCTTTAGGCGGTGTGAATCGGCTGCCGGGAACAAACTTGCTGATGCCGAGACGGCTAGCGTAATAGTCGTTGTAGTTGGTGGACAGACCAGAAACAACCTTCGCCATATTCAGCTTCTCGCTGTTGGCAAAGCTCAGATGCAGGGTGTCTGCAAGACTGGTGGGATCAACCTCAAACCCAAGCTGGTCAATAGCCTGATCGGCACGATTGCTCGACTTGAGAACGCCTAGATTGTAAAGCGCACCAATCTCCGTCCCTTCTTCCGTAGCCTCACGGACAGGGCGGATGCGGAACACAACACCATCAGAATTGCCACGGCTGTTCAGTTCATCAGCGTAGCGGGCGGCTTCATCTTGGCTGGAGGCAATAGCCTTGGTGAACGGCACCTCAGCATCTCGGCCGTTCCAGCGACCCTTGCGGACACCTTCCACGACAAAAGAGCCGTAGTAATTACGGCGGGTGTAACCGTTGACGTACGGAATAACAGTGGTGGGGATGGGGC